AACAATCTCAGCATAATTTACTAAACCATTCTCATCTACTCTTGTAGCAGCAGTTGCTCTAGTAACATCCATATCTGCATCTCCATTACTAGGAATAACTGCATACAATTCTCCTGCCTTATATCCATTAGGAGTTACTACAATACTTACATCATCTAATAAACTCATTCTATATTACTTAAAATTGTTAATTGTGCTTCTAAACAAGCCTTAGCCTCAAATACACCTCCATCAGCAACAACCCTAACCTTAAAGTCATTTACTTGCTTTTGTACAGGTGTTAATCCTCCTTTATTACTAGAAGGTAAAGACATTCCTAGTGCTAACTTCATTATATTACTTGGTCATAGTAACAGATAGCAATACCACTTGTAAGCTGAATATCTGTTACTGCAAGAAATAAAGTAGTTCCTGCTGCTAAAGTTTCTCCGTCTAAATTGCTTAAATCACTTCCTGCTGCTGATGTAGCATTAGTAGCCGAAATACTTAATATTTCACTTTCTGTAACGAAGTGAACACAGTAGTAATCCTTACCTGTCATTGCTGTTGTATTGATAACATCACATCTATTTTTTCCTAGTTGCTCAGTTAATAATTGTTGTACGTTGTCTATTGCCATTTTTTTTTATTTTATTGTCCGTAATATATATAATTCGTTTCTGTTGGTGCTTCTCTTTGTGTGTATTGAACTTGCTGTGTTCCGTCTTTTTCAGATACGTTCATTTTGCCTTTTGTTACTAAACCCTGTACTACTCCTTTATCGTTAGCAGCAGGACTTAAAACATCATCTTCTGTTGCAGGTGCATTACCTAAAGATATTGTTACTGTTCCTATCCAACTAACTTCGTAAACTTCATACTTCCAATATCCTGAAGGTAAAAAGTTAATCTGACCTGCATATAAATTTGGAGTTAATTGGTAAACAAATGCTGCTTCTGTAAATCTTTCTTTTATATTTTCAATAAAAGCGTAAGCATAATGAACTGACTTATCCATATCATTTGTAAACTTAAACAAATGTCTTATTTGAGTAGAAGCTACAGAAGTATCTATACGATTATCCTCAGTCTGCACATTTATCTCTAAGTTTGTTTCAGTTATTGCTTGTATCATAGTTAGTTTGTCTGTTATATAATAGAAATAAGCTGAATTTATTTGCTTTAAAAAGAAAAAGGTGAGCCTAAGCCCACCCTAATCAAGAAATATATAAGAAAACTACTAAGATGTAACGATTGGAATTTGTGCTCCTGAGTCAATGTTGTCAAAAGGAGTTGCCGTGTAATCTAAAAGCATTGGAAAAGGTTCTGCTTCCATACCGTCAAATGTCAGAGTATAACCGTTTCTGTCACCAAATGCAGCACCACTATCCATAGTACCTGCGTTAAGCTCCATACCGTTAGTTATTCCTAAAGCTATAATAACATTATGTCCGTTTGATAATAATTGGTTCAATTCAACAAAACATATTAATTTAGTCGCTGAAAGAAGCTTTATTTGATTTTGGTCTTCTTTTGTAAGTTTGTTAAGAATTACGCTCAAAGAAGGATTGAAATAACAAGTCCCATTTTCACGATTACCTACTATTGTGTCCGTCACCGAAGCCACGCCTAAAGGCATAACGTATTTATAAATAGAGTCAGTTCCCATATCAATATCTGAAACTTCTCCTGTTGCTTCTGTGATAGATAAGACTTGGTCGTAAACTGCGAAATATACGTTTTTAATTCCTCCTGATATACGATTGCAATCAAGCCCCCTACCTTTTGTTAGTGCTGTACAAGCCATTTTATTTTATTTTTTTAGGTTAAGGGTGGAAGGGTTTTACCCCCTCCATCCGTATTATTTATTTTATTATGATACAAGAACTACGTCTGCTCCGATACCAACTTGAACACCTCCTGTGAAACGAGCTACAAGTCTTATATTTTGGCTTCCATTTAAAGGACGCATATCTAGCAAATCTATACGAGTTGTATCACTTAACAGGTCAGTCGCAAAATATAAATTAGACTTCTCAGCACATACTAATTGGTCGTCTAACATACCATTACAAACGGCTAATCTAATTCCTTCAAATACTTTTGTATAATCATCATTCATATTTGCAAAAGGAAAAGAAGTTAAAGCTGAAACTGCTGAGATATATAATCTCCAAGTTTTAGGACTCATATAGATATGTAAGTCTTCTTTCATATATACTGCTGATGAAATAGCTGCTGCTGCATTTTGTAAATTTTCAATGATGTTAGTTGCTGTAAAAGCTGTTCCTACACCTCCTACATTAGCTACATCAACTACTGTTCCATTAACTACTAATTGCCCTACTGCTGCCGTATTAAATCCTGTGAATTCACCTCCAACACCGTCATTTCCTCCCCAAATAGAAGTTTCAACTCCTTGAGAAATAAGTCCTCCCATATGTGAGATAACGTAATCATCAAAAGAAGCAGGAGGAGGAGAACCTGCACCTGCTTTCATTTGTAAACTTTCCCAAGAAGATAATAAATTTTCTGAACAAATGTCCATATTTATTTGTAAAGATTTTGGAGTAATTACTGATTCTGTCAAAGCTAAAGTTCCTGCAGGTGTGAAATCACAAGTAGCGTTTGCTATTCCTGAACCTTCCATTCTTTGGATTACTTGTTTATACTTCACGTTCTCCATTGTAGTAATGAAGTCTAAAGAATTTGCTTGTTTTAATGCCGCTGAGATATAAAATCCTGCCGCCTTGCCCGTAAACGTGCTGCCTACATTAGTTGGTAATGCCATAATTGTTTTTTTTTTGTTATTAGTTATTTAGGTTGTATAAGAATTTCTCTTGTTGAGTCATTCTTTTAATTTCTTGTTTTGTTATTTTTTGTGTTGCTTTATCTGAACTGAACTTGTTTGTATCTAAAGGTGCTGATGCAGGTTGTGAAGCCAACTCAGTCTTTAGTTTTTCGTTTTCTTCTTTTAACTTAGTCAATTCTTCTTCTGCTGAGAATTCAACTACTTCTGTAGTTTTAATAGACTTAGGAGTTGTTCCTCTTTCTTCAACTTCCTCAGCTAATTCCTCAACTTCTTCTTCAGTATCTTTTTCTTCTCCTTTTAAGTCTGCGATTGCGTCTTCTAGGTTTTGTACTCTTTCTACTAATCTTTCAAAAGCGTCATCTTCAACTTCTAATTCTTCTTCTTTTACTTCTTCAGTCATTTCTTCTTCTTCAACTACTTCTTCAGTTTCGCTTTCCATAACTTCAGCAACAATACCTTCTTCTTCTACTCTGAAAGATACTCCGTCTTCAGTTTTGTAAGTTCCAACAGGTAATAAAATTGTAGTACCATCTTCAGTTAATACTGAAATGTCTACACCTGCTTCTAATTCCTCAGCAGTTGAAACAAAGATTGTTCCATCTTCTGATTTTGATTGCCACTCTAATTTGATTGTTTCCTCTTTGTCAAGTCCAAGTGCTACTAATATTTGCGTCTTTAAATCCATAGTTTATTTTTTAAGTTCTGTTATATAATAGAATAGTTATTTATTTGTTTGATTTTTAGAGTTTTTAAGTATTTTATTTTTTACCTTTTAGTACTTGATATCCAAATTCTGCTTGTTTAACTAAAGAAATAGACAAATCTCTTGCTTTATTGTATGCAGGAACATCTGTTGCTTTTACTCCTAATTCTTTTGCGTTAGCTTCAAACCCTTTTAAATCTTTATCAAGTCTATCATTTAATTTTTCTAAATCTTCATTATGCTGCCTTAAATCTTCTTGTTCCTTTTTTACTCTTACGATAGTTCCTTTTGCACTTTTTATTTTTGCTTCACCTAACTTAGAATACTTTTCAAGTTCTTTAACGCTTTCTAGCTCAACCTTCTCAGTCTTAAGTTCAGTTTTGTTTTCTCTTATTAGCTTGTTTAAAGCACTTAGTATTTGTTCTTGTGTTGGTTTCATATTATTTTATTTTATAGTATATCTATTGCAGTTAAAACTTTATTAGACGCTTTTAACATATCATCTTCAAAATCCTGTGCTTCTTTTAATCTAACTGTGAAAAGTGTAATTGCGTCTTTAGAACCTAATTCTTTTGCTTGTTTAACTGCCTTTTGTGCTTTACTAGCTGCGTCTGCTAAAAACTGACTACTTTCTCTTAATTCATCAGCAGCTTTTCTTATTATTTTTTCATTTCTTCTTTTTGCTGCCAAACCTTTATCTAATAGTTTTTCTATGTCATCAATTAAAGCTAACTCAACCTTCTGAACACTTAACAATTCTTTTAGTGCTGTCTTAACTTCTTCTGTTGTAAATTCTTTCTTTTGCATTTCTTCAAATTTATTAGTAAAGTAGCCTTCTATTGAAAGTCCTTTTAATTCTCCTTCTTTGATTTTATTCCAAAGCTCGTCATTCTCTATCTTCATTTTAACAAACCAAGTGCCGTTAGGTAAGTCGTAACCGTATAACTTAGACTTGTCTTGGTCACCTTCCTTAATCCAACTTTCAACTGTTAGAACGCCTGAAACTCTGTCTTGGTGTTGGTATGTAGCTTTATGGTGATTGTTATGTTTCAAGTATAATTCAGAAGCTTTACGTACTGTGTCTTTTGAAAAGAAAACATAGTAGTCGCTGTCTGTATTAGGGTCGTGTCTGAATATTTGCTTATTAGGAATTAAAGCAGGACTAACCAACATTCTTTTCTCCTCATCTACCTTAGCGAAAGTTAAGTTGTTCTTTTCTTTTCCAAAGTAAACAAAGTCTTGTTCTATTGCAGGTGAAGTTACTAAACTGATTGCATCAATTGCTAGTTCTTGACTATCGTCTGCAATAATTAATTCTACTATTTTAGTTGGTGTCATAGTTTATTTATATTCCTTTTTTTGTTTCGTTATTCTTTGCTCCAAAGCATCTCTTTCTTTTACTACCTTTTTATATTCAGTAACATCAGTAGGCTTTACACCTAACTCTTTTGCTGCTTTATCAAACTTATTCAAAATAGGGTGAATTGTTCGGTTTAATAGTTTTTCTGCTTGGTCTGCATCAACCCAAATAGATAGTTTAGCCTGTTCCATTTCTTTGATGAATATTTTTTTATTGCTATCCATCATTTTAAATTCTTTTTCTATTATTCCTAAAGCTTTTTTTAATTCAGCAACAGAAGCCAACTCAACTTTTTCAACCTTACTCAAGTTAAATTCCTTTAATTCTTTTTTGTATTGCTCGTAAGTCTTTCCTAATGGTGTTGGAGTGTTCATAGTATTTATTTAAGATTGTAATTAAGGTTCTGTTATATAATAGATATATAGTTAATATATTTGATTTTAGATTGTAGCTCTACGTCTTATGTTTGCTAATTGGTTTTGACTGTTTGTCA